AAATTTAACGATTCGTTTAGCTATTAGTTTCCAAATACCGCCTTTAGATTCGACTTTCACCTCTAACCCTTCAGCGGTTTTTGAAATTTCAATGTCAATGTTTTTACTATCTAACTTGAATTCTTTATTTAGATCGTCTTTTAATACGTGAATATCTACGTTCTTTGAGTCTATATCCAGTTTAATATTCGTACCGTCTTTTTCTAAATTAACGTCTACGTTATCCGTGTCAATTGTTATTTTTTTCTTTGCCATAATTATTTATTTATTCCAACGTGCTGCAGTTCCTCTAACGTCGTAATGTACCCAAGTTGAATATGTACCTATTCCACCTTGTTTCATTTTACCTTCAGCTATCAATTTCTCGATAATAGCCGCAACTTGTTTCGGTGTGTAACCTTCTATTTTAAAATCCGCAGCTTCGCCCGTAATATGTCTTGACTTAGTCGCACCGCCTATTTTAGCGTTGTGTTCGGCTGGCCTATAACCGCTTGTTATCTTAATTGGTTTTTTTACTTCGTCACGTAACACTTGTAAATTCTTTGCAAGTTCAATTAAGTTTCTTAACACGTCCGTAGGAACGGTAAAATTATGCTTGTTGAACTCGTTTAAACTAAAATTGTTTGTTAGCTTCATATCTTATTTTTTCGCTAATTTACGACTTTTATTTTCAAGTACAGCAACAGTATCAGATTTTATGATCGGAGCTTGTGGCTGTTTTTCTTCAATAGGTTTTCTATTGTAATATTCGTTTTTATCTAAGCAGTTGTACAAACGTTCTTTAACGTCTTGCACCTCGAAATGCGTGTACGTTAACCATAATGCAAGCACTCCGACCGCGCCTTGTTTTTTTATCACTTCAATAAATTGTGTTAAAGGTATCATTTTCATTATTCAAAAGGTGGTGTTATTGGTTTTGGTTTATATTCAATCAATGCTAAATCTTTTACCCAAACAAAAGACGGATTAACGCATTGCTCCATTTCTTCTATTGATATTACCCAATTATCGTCTATATCTTGAATAGGGTTAAAATAAGAATCTAAGTCATACAGCTGACCTACTAATTCGTCTTTTTGTATTTCTGTTAAAAGCCCTACTTGTATCATACTTGTCTACCTAAAGTTGTGTTAAAAGTTTGTATTGCAGTTCTTAAATCAGCTGCTTGTGTATCTGTTAACCCAGCACCCATTGTAACAGTAGCAGCTTGTTTTGTTGAATAGAATTTAGAAGCACCGTTTAAATTATTCCAAGCGCCTATCCAAATATCCCCGTTAAAATTACCGCTTGAAGCTGTCGTTCCCGTAGCTACTTTTACTCCGTTTTTCCAACCGTTAACTATATTCGATGCAGTTCTATTAGATATATAAAACCCTAACGAATTTGCATCTACGTATGTTATATAACTACCAGCTGAATTTACTCTATAATAAGTTGTGCCGCTTGTTCTAATCTCAATTAAACTACCTATTGCACCCGAAGCATCCTGACCTCCTATTTCAATTTCAGTTCCATTACTATTTGTACGTGAATAGAATGACAAGTGAAAAGAGTTTTGCCCTGTACCTACGGTAGTAGGGTTAAAATTCGTGTTACCATAAGCATTAACACCGTTAAATTGTACCCCATTATTTGAAGAAACTACACCACCGTTCCAAGTAACTTGATATAAAGCTGGATTAACAAGGTTGAAACTTGTACTTGTATTCGTCCCCCCTACCATTGGATAAACTACCAAATTAGGAAGCGTAAATAAACCAAATGATTTTAAATCAAGAACTAATTGATTAACAGCTGTTTTTTGCGTTGAATCTGTTATGTTAGCAGCCGTAAAAAATGCAGCCGCAGCGGGATCAAAAGCAGGCGCCCCTATTATATCAGTTGCACCAGCTTCAGAAACGGAATAAACCGAACCCCATCCGATAGCATTATCAGCGCCTTTTCCCCACCCTATATTATTATTTGAAGCACCGTCGCCCCATCCATTTGCATTTGCCATTTTCTAAGTTGTTATGTCTCCAGATAAAACCCACTCGTTAGTATCTATCTTTATTAACGTTGCTTGTGCGTATTGTGCCAAAAGTTTATTTTTACCGCCGTTACTTCGCATTGTTACCGTTGCTGTTGGTGCAACCGTAGTTTGTCCCGTACCGTACTGAATTATAATAATTTCCGTTCCTATTGGAAACGCATGGCTTGTATTAGTAGGTATTCTTAAATCGTTAGCGCTGTTATTATCTACTTTAATAATTTTATTCGCATCCGCTAAAACTAAGTTGTTTAAAGTCGAAGAATAAGTATTAATATTTTTAGTAACTATTTCAGCACCTGTAATATACTTACTTGCAAAAGTACCACCCCCAGCGTCTTGTGCAATTGCAAAACGATCCGAAGCCGCTAAATTACTTCCTTTCGCTGTTAACTGACTTATCTTTACGTTTGCCATTTTGCTTACTTAAATAGGTTAATAATTTCTTTATGTTTTCGTCTTTTGGTTTGTAGTTCTTCATAAATACCAGCCAGTATAATTGTTATTTGTGTCGGGGTACATATCCCCGTTTGAATTACTATTGTATTCAGGAAATTTATCGTTGTTAAAACTTATATGTTCAATAAATCTTTCAGTGTAATGCTGCGCTATACTTCTTTCTTTTTCGATTAAGAAATCTATTTCAACTTTTTCTACGTTAGTTGCGTTTTCTGAATTGTGTTTATACACCCCTTTATTCGCTATTGTGTAAGCCGCAAAAGGTAAGTATTCAACCATTGCCCAGTGTATAAGCATCGGTTTAACATACGTAACTAAAAGATTATTATAGTCGGTTGGTATTGTGTAAATAGAAGCTATTGTAACCGCTCCATTTGTACCACCAGAAACAGTTGCAATATTTCCAACTTTGTAACCCGTGCCAGCTGTATTTATTGTAGCGTTTGTAATTAAACCAGAAGGAGCTGTAATATTCAATTTTAAACCCGTTCCCGTTGCGCTCGTTGTATTTACAGCCGTTCCCGTTGTGTATCCAGTTCCTTGGTTACTTACTGTTATTGCAGTTGGTATTCCTGAATTAGCTAAAATAATTTCAGCTTGTAATTTTTGAAGTAAATCAGTACCTAAGAAATTTTGAATGTGTATGTCTTGCGCTATTTTAACGTACTGAATAAAATTGTCCGTGTCTACGTTACCGTTCATTGCAGTGAACTTTACAACGTCTTGTCTTGTTATTAAAAGTGCTTCTGCCATTATCGTGTGATTTTTCTTTTAGGTTGTGGATTACTTGGTAAAAAACCGTAATTAGGCATATCAACTGGTCTTGCGCTTACTTTAGAATCATTCTTTACAACGTATCCTAACTTTTCAGCTTTACGTACTGCAACTTGTTTTAACTCTTTGCTATTAACATCAATTGCTTTGCCGCTAAATGTAGCGTAAACACGTTTATTCCATCTGTGGTGACAATTACCACCGCCTTTATAGAACCAAATTGAATACGTATCAGCACCTTTTGGACCCCAACCCTCGTTTACCACTTGCGAACCCATTTTAATAATGTCTTCTTTACGATATATTTTATTAGCAGCCATCATTCTACGACAAAATTCACGTTCTGCATTTTCAGCACCAGCGTAAACGTACCGAGTTAAGAATTTAATACCTTCAATAACTTCGTCTTGCTTACTTGAAATATTCGGTCTGTTGTCGCCCGTTGAAACTAAGTTTACTATCTTACTTAATAACGATTGTTTAGGCTCTTTAGAAAGCGTTTCGTTCTCTTCGTCGTCCGTATCATAATCTACGGTAAATTCGTCTATTAGAATCGAGTTTTCGGGTTCGTCTTCGCCTAAATTAATTAACGCTTCAGCTATCTTAAAATCTTTGCTTAGTTCCGTTCCCGTTTCTTCAGCTACTTGTTCTTCAGTTTGTGCGTTTTCTAAATCTACAAACTCTAAAGGTTGTAACGTTTTAAAGAATAACTTTAAACTGATTCCGTTAAAAGCTAAAATTTTGTCAAAAGAATCTATTATTTGGTCTTGAATAGGTTTAATAACCATATTGTCGAATAGAATAGAAGCGTTTTTAATCTCATCAGCATTCGAACTAAAACCATTTGCGGACCCTAAACCGAAAAGCAAAGGGCTTGTAACATTATGCGCTAACATAATCTTTTTAACGCATTCCTCACTTAATGAATTGTACAAATCTGGAGCATCATTAACGGGCATTTGATCGACCGTAGTTTTGCTTTCTTGATTTGCATTAAAACCTATAATAACTTTTTTACCTTGTGGTCCTGTTAATTGGCTGTTTACTTTATTTGTGATTAGTAGTTGTTGTTCTTCAGTTGGAACGCCATTATTAAAGTTAATTACTACCCTACCACTAAAACCGTTTTGAACTTCGTTAATTAAATAATCAGCAATTTCTTCTTCTAACTTTGCGTATGGTAAACCACCTTGGTAATCAGGCAAAGCGTAGTATTTCATTCCAACCGCATAGGGTTTAGAATAAAGTATTTCTACTTGTTCGTTAGAATATCCAAACGCTGGGATTCTTTTAGGTACATATTTCTTAGTATCTTCCCAATTATCTGAATAGTAATAACCTTCTATTTCACCGTCTTTATTGCACTTTTCAGCACGTAACAAATTCACAGGCATGTGAAAAGCCTTTAAAATCTTTTTATGCGTCTTATCGTAGTGAACTTGCATAGCAAATTGACCAAACATTTTACGATCTAAAACTATTTTACGAATGCAATCAGCATGAAACAAAGCCATCATTTGAGCGTACTCGTTAGGCTTTTTATTAGCGTCTAAGGCACTCAATCCACGACCGTATATTAATCTATTAACGTTATTAATTACCGAGCTATTTGTAGTTGAATTAACATACCTATCAATGATAAATTGAAAGTAATTATTGTCTTCGCCAAATTCTACCCAAGCATCTCGTTTAGATTCTTGAATTACAGGCGTTGTGTATGTACTTAATTCTAAAACGTGTATGTTATTCATAAACTATAAATTCATTTGTTGTACTGTTTGAAACGTATTGTCCGTTATTTACTGTAAAGGTATTAACGTTTTGATTAGTACAAAATATCCTATCTTTATATACTACGACAGCACCGTTAATAAATACTAAATCGTAAAAATGATTCTCTACTAAATTAAATTCAGCTTCTAAAGTGTCGTAATAGTCGCCCACCGTGTGCGTGTATCCAGTTATTTGAGTTATTACACCCGTTTGTTCGTCAGTTATTCCAACATAATCAAACGTATGCGACCTTGGTATAAATACAAAAGTTTGGTCGTTTGTTGAAGTATTTAGAATAATCATATACTATTAACTTAAAAAGTACAAAATTGTCCTTAAAACAAAAAACCCCTACCGAAGTAAGGGTTAATTGTATGCAAGTATATGAAGGAAATTATGCAGTAACTATTGTTGCATCAGTACCAGCGCCAGTTTCAAATAAAACTTTTAATCCGTTTTCATCTGTTACGTCAAGGAAATTAGCGGGTGAAACTTCCATAGCTTCGAAAGTCAAATTATAACCATTAAAATCACCCAAGGCACTACCACTCGAAACAGTACCAGCTGTTACATCAGCACCTTGTGTAAGTCCCATTAAAAAGAATTGGTCGGTCATTGTTCTAACAACTATTCTCGGTCTACCGTAAGCAAGTAATTTTACGTTTTTATGCGTTGTAACGTCTTGTCTTTTTAACTGAATAGTGAGTGTTTGTTGAAAGAAAGTAGTACCGTTGTCACGGCTTGAATTAATTGTAGTTTCAAAACTGTTAGCTCCTTTCAATTCGTATTTATACAAGTTCATAGCGCTTGCGCCAAGTGGAGTCCAGTCAGTAATTAAATCCGTGTCCGTTGCATCGTATGTTACATCGTCAGAATTTAAATCGTCGTAGTTTATAAAGTAGATAGCTTTCAACCCCGAAACGGAATCTTTACATTGTTCTATTCTACCATTTGTTATATCACAGCTCATTTTATTATTTTTTAAAGTTTAACAAAAAAAAAGGTGGTGTATATTGCACCACCCTTATTTATAGTTTTTGGTTTTTTAGTTAGCCGAGTTAACGATTCCGTATGTAACTACATCTTCAGCGAATCCGTATTTAACGTCACCCGTAAATCTCATTACTACACGTACATTCATACTTCCGTCAATTGGCGACATGTCTATCAAAGACACGTTATTCATATCATTAAGCAGTCCTGTCGCAAAATGTAGGTTAGAACTTTGAGAAGCTAAACCAGTGTTATTAGCTAAACCGTTAGCAAGGAATATTGGTAAACCGTCAAAAGAAAGTGACCCGTTAGTGTACCATTGTGTACCCAAGTTATTTGTACCGTTAGCACCTAAACCGCTTGCACCAAATCCACCCAAAGCACGAATGTAAGCTCTAACGATGTTAGAAGAAAGATACAATTTTAAATCAGGTTGTCCGTAAAGTCTTGTTGGTATAGCGTCAACGATTGAACCAATTTGTGCAATAACGTTAGAAGCATCAACAGTAGTTCCCGTTACCTCTTGTGCAGCTGGCAAAGAAGCGTCAGTAGTTAATTGTGTCATGATTCCAGCAAATTGACCTTGTGTAGCGTTAACACCTTGCCAAATAGAAGTTTCCATATTAGCAGCTACTTTTTCAGCTACGTGTGCAATTAAGAAATCAGTAAACGATTTAGGCATTACATCAAATGCAGAGTAACCCATTTCAATCGCCTGCCAAGTCTGATGAAAATCTTTTTTACACAATTGTAAATTTATTTGATACTCCTCAGGTTGTAAAATTCTTTCAGTTAACGTAACCGTAGAAGAAGCGTCAAAGTCACATGAAGCGTTACGAATTAAATCATCCGTAGCTACTCGTTGAATTACTTGTTTGAATTTCACGTTAGGGTGAATAGTCATACCACCTTGCTCCAATGTCGGTGCGCTTAAGATAGCAGCAGCGATGTACTTACCAGCAAATTCACCAGCATAGGTAGTAGTGATATTTGTACTTGTACTTAAATTAATTTTTTCCATTTTATAATATTTTTATTTTAATTAAACAGCAGTTAATGTAATTGCACCCGCAGCAGTTCCCAATCCGAAAACATACCAGTTTGTACCGTCACAATTCAATTCAACGAAATCTCCGATAGTGTCCGCGGAAGCAGAAAAAGTAATCGTGTTTTCGTCAGCACCAGGAACGTTTACTGAATTAACAATAACACCACCTTGAATTTTGTTTGTAGCAGCTTTGATAGTCCAAGCAGTAGTAGCAAATAATGCAGCTACCGTGAAACGATATCTAAAACCCGCAGAAGTAGCAACCGCTGGCAAAGTAATTTGCGCTCCAGCAGCAGCGTTTAAATAAAATGACTTGTCTGAATCTTCAGCAGTCAAAGTTGTTGCACCAGTCAACGTTTCAACAAGACCTACTTGTCTTGTTACGTCGTTAGATACAAAGTTGTAAGTTGTACTCATTTTTTTTTGTATTTAGTTAATTATTTATTTAATTTTTCAAGTATTGAATCCATAGTAGTGCGTTGTCTTTTTGCACTTAACTTAATAGAATCGTTCGTGTTTTCGTTTTCAGGGTTAAAAGAAATCGGTTTAACTTCTGAAAGTTCAACTTCTTTAGTTTCTTTTAGTTTAGATAATTCAGCTTTTAGCTCGTTGTTCTCGTTTTTAAGCGCTTCAATTTCAGAAAAGAAAGATTCTTTGATCATGCTTTCTACAATCTTTTTAGGCGCAGCTTTTGCCGTTTCCATTTCTTGTTCTTTCTTCGCTTCTTCTTCGATAGGTGCTTCTTCAGGCATTTCTTCTTCTTCTTCTTCTTTCTCTTTGATTTCAGAAATTATTCCTTCTTCTACTACTACCAAAATACGTCCGTCTTCCATTTCGTATTCACCTATTGGCAAAGCTATTTTTTGTTCATCTTCAGTAACTACGAAAACCTCGTTTCCAGCTTCAAACATTTCAGCTTCTAAAACTGTAACACCGTCCGATAGTTTCATTGTTTCTAACTTTACTTCCATACCGAGTAAAGTTTTAATTTGATTGATTAGGCTATTTTTCATTTTTATTTATTTAAGTGTAGTTAATGCTCGTAAAGCTTCTTCGATATTGTCTGAAACGTCCGTAGACAAATTAAACAATTCAGTTAATAATTTATCTGGTTCAGAACCTTGTAAATTAACACCAAGTTCTTTAGCTAATTTATCTAATTGCGCTCTAAATTTTTGAGCAGTTGCAAGATTCTTTTTACCTAAATCTTTATTTGTTTTTATAGCTTCAGAAGCTGCTTTCATAGCGTTAATTGATTTTACAATAACGTCTTTATGTTTTCCGTATGTAGCAACTTGACCTTGAAAAACTTTAACCGTAGATTTTAATTCATCGGCTAACGCCAAATTAATTTCGTGTTTTGCTAATTCAACTTTTGAAGATTCAACTTCGTTAGCCTTTTCGATTTTCTTTAAAATATTGTTTATCATAGCTTATTAACTTATTGGTTTTTTAATTGTTCCTTTTTTATAAATGTACTATTGTAGAAGTACCTTGATTTACTAAACTCCCTATACCTTGATTTTGTAAGTCCCCGTTGCAGCATTTAGAATCGTATTTACCGTCTTTACATAGGCAACCACGTTTACCGCCTTTAGGACTTGTTTTACTTTTCGTTGGTGTTTTCATATTTATTAATTAAGTCTTTTAATTTCTGTATTAACAATTCGTTTTCGTGTGAACTCATATCGTATTTATCCACAAAATAACCTTCTATTGAAAATCCTTTTACCTCACCGTCTTTTACCTTTTGCCAAACTTCGTCATTGTTTACTTTCATTGAAATCATCCACGTTCCTTTAGGTAAACTAAATCCGTACAATCGGCTTTTATCCGTCTTTTCATCTTCAATTATCCAACTTTCAACAACACTCATCCCTTCAAGCATTTTTCGCTCGTGTTCGTACGTTGCATTGTTTTGATTAGAACGCATTAAAAAAAGTTCAGAAGCCTTACGTACCGTGTCCTCACTAAAGTAAATGTAGAACTCTTTATCTTTGTTTTTACGGTATATCTGTTTGTTAGGAATTAAAGCCGCACCCATTAAGATTCTTTTTTCAGTATCGACCTCTTTTAGTTCGACTTCGTGTTTTTGTAACGCTACAAAATTTTCTTCAATCGCTGGTGATTCAACAACCGAAACGGCATTAATACCCATTTCTTCCTTTGTCTCATCAATCAGTAATTCTATTATTTCAACTTTTGCCATAATTCATTAACTTAAAGTGTTGCGTTTTGTACTCTATTTCTATCCAGTGCTTGTGCGCTTGTTACTTCGCCACTAACTACATATGCTTGTGTTGGTGTTTGTTGTAATTGTGCAAGTTGATTAATTCCGCTCGATCCGATTGTGTTAAAGTTTGCAGTCATAGGTGCAGCAACACCGCCGCCGCCACCACTACCAGCTGGTGCATTTGGAGCGGAACCACCACCTAAACTTTTTAATGCTTTTGCAGTTGCCGCTATATTTGCCGCTATTCCTATTCCTGTAGAAATATTATTTAAAGCAATTACAGGAGCCGCTGCCGCTCCACTTGTTGCAATTGCTTGAGGGGTTGCCAAGGCTCCAGCGTTTGCCAATTTATTTGATATAATCATTTTTGCAATACCAATTGCACTTTCAGCTATAACAGCCGCTTTTTGAACACCTTTACTTTTTTCAAAAACATTTTTAATTAATTGAACACCTTCTAATGCTAATTCAATACCTTGATTTTGTATAGCTTGTTTTTGTTCGCGAACAGCCTTTGCCGCTTCTATTTCTTTTGCAGCTTCTTCTTTACGGTATTTTTCATTTATAGCAGCTGAATCTTTATTGAATTTTCTTGTTAATTCTTTTTGTAATTCAGTGTTATTTAACGCTGCTTCATATTCTTTATCGTATGCTATTTGTAAATCTAAAAGTTCTTGTTCTTTTTGAGAATTTTTAATTTTTTGTAAAGCGTACCATTGTTCGTCTTGCGCTTTTATTTGTTCTTTTAACTTTAAATCTCGTGCGTCTTTTTCTATTTTATCGTACTTGTCATTAACCGCTTTGTCATCTAACCTTTTACTTTCGGTCATTTGATTAGTTAACTTATCGTAATCAGCTTTTTTAAGTTTACCCTCTTTAAAGTTTTTGTCCGCTTCTTCTTGTTCGTATTTATATTTTATCCGTAGCGCATCTAAATCTTTTGCACGACCTTCTTGCATCAAACGGTTTTTTTCTTCTTCCATTTTACGGGTAATATCTATTTGCTCTTGCGCTGCGCCCCTTTCTGTATTTACACGGTCTTGCGTGTTTTGTTGGTCGTCTTGTTTTAATTGTAATTCAAAACCTTGCCTATCGGACTTCATTTGTGCTAAACCACGTTTTGCTTCTTTTATAGTAGCATCGCTTTCAGCTTTTACCGCTTCTGGATCAAATAATAAACCCGATAAAAAATCCGCACCAGCCGTTGTTAAATCTGTTAACAAGCCATTTATATAAGGAACTTGAATAGAAGTAATACCTAATACTTCAGCAACTGAATTAGCCGCTAATATAACAGCATCTAAAGGCAAAACTAACGCTCGCATAAGCGCCACCGAACCCTCTAATCCAAGTCGAATAATAGACTTGGCAAATTCTTGGTTTCGTTCCGCAGCTGCTATTTCTAATTTTGACGTTTTTTCAAGTCTTTCAATATCTGCTTCAGTTGTTTTTATTGAAGCATCTAACTTATCTATTTTTAACTTTAAAATTTGCTTTTCAGTTTTGCCTTGAAGCCTTAATGAATTTTCTTGTAACTCAAAACTTTCGTAAGTTTCTTTTGCCGTAGCAGCATTTTTTGCTGATTCTTTATTTAGTTTCTTTTGTTCGTCTGAAACACCGCTTACAGCCGCCTTAATATCGTCCCAATATGCGACAACAGTACCCAAAGCAACAACAAATAAACCTATTCCCGTCGCAGCAATACCCGTTCTAATACCACTCAACGCAGCCTTAGCACTTGCACCTAAAACTTTGAAAGCATCGCCCGCTTGCATTACTCCATTAATACCTTGCGTTAAAGCCATTACACTTTGTACTTTCAAAAGTGCTTCTTCTACTTTGTCGCTTTCAACACCTAATAAAGCCATGCCACCCGTAAACGCTTGGAAGCCATTCATTACGCCATTTACAGCACCCTCAACAGCTTGAAATTTAGCATCAGGATTAAAACCTTTGATTAAGTCCTTACTGAATTCGATTTGGTCTTTTAATTCAGCGGCTGCCCTTGCGGCTTTTACCGCTTGTTCGCTTGTTTCACCGTATGTCGCAGAAAGTTTTTGAAGTTCTTGTACGGCTTCCCTATATTGCGCTTTTAAACTTTTGCTATTGTCTTGTATTTCTAATTCAATCGTTCTTTTTTCAGCCATTGTTTACGCTTTTCTTGTTTATAAATCTTTTTAATATTGTCCGTTAGTTCGTGTTTTCCTTTCGCCACATCTACTATTTCACTAACCCCGAAGAAATCGTCAGCTTTTAATAGTTCTAAAATTAATTGAATCATTGTTGTAATATTTGAATTTGATTTGCCACTTGTTGACCGTTGCTTAAAGTGTACGTAACTGTTAAAGTAATAACTTGCACCGCTGAATTTTCCGTTATTAAGTTTTGAAATTCTTCAGTAATTAAAACATCTGAATTTTCAGCTAAAATAAAAGATGGCGTGTTCGTGTTTTCAGGAATACAAACAACTATTGTTTGACTGCTCGTTATTGTGCTTGGTGTAATTGTAACACCTCCAAAAGTTGTTGTAATAGTAGCGCTTACCGCACCGTTAACGAAGTTAATAGGAACATTTAAACATTGAGCATCAAAAGACGGAACGTAAGGTTTACCACTTGTCAAAGGTCTGAAATCTAAATACAAACTAAAATCTACTTGACCTGTAGTTAAGTTGCTTTTCATTTCGTTTATAATGTACCTTTTATCTCTTATAATAAGACGGTCATTTAGTTGTAAGTTAGTCAGTAAAGAAATAGGTAAGTTCGTTTTAACGTTGACTAATCTATTTTTTAAATTAAACAAGTTAACTAAATACGGAAAATAATATTCAGCATATAAACCTTGTTGTATTGTTTCTAAATGTATTACTGAATTTTCAGCACCGAAGTTTAAACTATATTTCGTATTTTGGTAAGTAAGGTCTTGACCAAATAAAGCAAATGAATCTATATCCTGATACGTAGTACCGTCGTAAAATTTAATAGGGTGTGCGCTTAAATCATTGCTTTCACCGTACAAATAAAGCAGCATCGGTTTAGGTGTATAAGCGTTAAAGCTTTCATTTAGCGTATAACCGAAAATAGCATAGTCGCCTGAAGAATGCGTTGACCGTGCAAATAATAAATTTTCAAACGGAACTTCTATTGCATACTCATCGCCATCGTAGGCAAATTGATACTCCATGTTTCCGTATTCCGAGTTACTTATTTTAAAGAAATTACGGTTAACAAAACTTTCGGATTGCTGATATTTAAACGCTATTTTTTTATAAAGTTTAATGCGTTCAATATCTATTGAATCAATATCGGTATATTGTGTAATGTCTACAATAGCCCCTTGACTATACCAATCTTCTAAAGGTAGTATTTCAAAAGTGTTTTCTGAAGTAGCTACGCAAGTACAATTAAATTCTTTTAAAACGCCTGAAAAGAAATCCGATACCTTCATATCGGGCAAAGTAGAATTAATGCTTACGTTACCAGCTAATACAGTTTGTACCGTGCTTATTTGTGCGTAATTACTTAATCCGTTTACTCCCGTTATTTGGTAATTGATTAACATATCAATATTCATAGGAGCAGTGGCTTTCATTTTGAAAGTCAAAGTTGTGTCTAATCCTGAAACATTTTGAAAACTTACATTACCAAAAACGCCCGTTGTGTTTCCTTCAATAGATTGATAAAAATTACCGTCTTGAAATACGTCAATATACCAAGTTCCAACCGCTGATTGATTTAATACTTGAAAACTAATAACACTAAATTGAACGTCTTGTGCAAATAATACATTTATTTCGTCTTGGTAAATATCCGTATATGTTAAATCGCCTGGGTTTGGTAAAGTGTTATCCCCTATTACCGTTGCTGTTACTTGGTCTATTACTACGTCTGTACTTTCAGTTAAAAAAGTATATTCGTTCGTGTTTTTACCGTACAAAAATACTTGGTTAAATCGTGAATCGCTTAGAAAAGTTCCCGTAAAAGTAACCCCGTAATCGTTTGCAATTGCTTGAAATAATCGTGTTATTTTAATTGCTGGAAATAACTCATCGTATTGTATTGCATGAGCGTTTTGTGCAACGTTTTCAGTGCCTTGCCTATATTCCCAAACTCGGTTACTTGCAATTAAAGGGTATCTAACATCGTAATCGGTTGCTAAATCCGTTATTCTATTATATATTTCAGTACCCGTAAAAGCAAATTCAAAAGAACTTAAATCTAATAAGTTCAATTTATCTTCGCCAAACAAATCTTTTAACGTTCGTATTTCACCATAAAAAGTTAGTTGGTAGTTTTCAGCATGACCGTTTTTTATGTTAGCTTTTTCAATCTGAATTTTACCACGTCTGAAAGTAGTTAGGTCAATTTCTATTACCGCATTCCGTCTTATATTATGGTCGAATAAAGTTGAAGGCGTTTGAGGGTCTCCAATATCCGATTGATAAAAGTGTTTAAAGATTTGATTGTTAACAGTTGAAGCTGGCACGGTAAACGACTGAGAAAAGTCAGTAAATACTTTTGAAATATCGTTAATATTTTGAACGCTTGACGTAACATTGATTTGTTCGTCTTCAAATAGTTCAATCTTAAGTCCTTCAATATATACTTGTACTTGTCTCATATTACGTTGTTAATAGCATTGAAAGCAAAATCAAACTCTAAAGAATAGTTAATCATTTTTTGATTTATATTCTTGAATAGTTCCGTT